CGACCGGTAGGCTGATATATTCGTTGCCGGCTGTTAGTGTGGCGCGCGCCCGCTTTTCTTGTGACCGGGTTTCCAACTCGCGCGACATGCGCGCTTCAGCTAGCTTAATAAAGTCGGGGATTTGCGTGGTCAGGTCCGTTCTGCCAAGAAAATTGGCAATGGACGTTTGCAAATCTGAATAGGTTGCTATTGCCATCAAACATTCCCGCCACCGGTTCTGAAATACCGGTTGTCATAATCGTTCAGCCATGTGCGCCAAGCTTTTGGGTTGTCTTTTGGGTCGCCAAACTTTTGGCGCAATTCCAAATATACGCTGGACGGTATTTCGGCCACTTGCTGCCAATGCCGTTGCGTATTACCAATCAGCTTGCCGCGCTCCCATTGGTTTGCTTTTACGCGGTTTGCATCTAACACCTGTTTCACATGCTGCTTTTGCTCTAGCGTCCAGCCGCCATCAGGGTTGTCATGTAGCCAAGTCTCGACCCCGCGTTCTTGGTCGTGTGCCACAATTCTTTTTGCCATTTCATCCCCTATAAAAAAGGGGGGCCGCAAAGCCCCCCTCCGTTTTTATGTGCCGGCTAATTATGAACCGTTCAGGTCCAAAATCATGCCGTGTGCTTTTGGAGCCTTAACTTTAAGTGCCCACTCGCAAATGATTTGCGACTTTTCTGCGTCACCAGTTGGGGCAATTTCGTTTTCAGCGAAGTTGCGGCCATTGATGGTCGAAAGCGACACATAGTTAGGATCAATCACGAAAATCCGGTCATTAGACAGGAACCGTGAAGGGGTGATGTCCAATGTGCCGAAATCGGTAAGGTAAACAGACACAGAACCAACAAAGCTTGGAGCCTTGTTTTGTGTGGTGTTTACTTGGTTTGTGACCAAGTTTGTGCCGGCTTGAGCCAAGTCAGATATATTGGCACGGTTGGTCGCTGAAGCCACAAGCATAGATGGCGCGCCTCCGTCTTCCCATGCGTCTTGGACTGAATCGTCCAGCAATGCAAGGGTCAAGGCTCTAGCCGTTCCCGCCGAAACGGCATCGGTGCCATCTCCAGTCGCAAAAGAGCCGGTGGCACCGACAGAACCGTTTGTGATCCAGCATGACAAAGATGCTGATTTACGGGTTGCGCCAGAAACGCGGGCCACATCTGTGTCGCCGATCATTTTTTCGATATCGCGGCGAAGTTCCAAGCCCTTCAGAACGCGCTGGTATGCAACTTCTTTTGCGCGTCCAGCTTTATCGACCTGCTCAAGGGTTTTGGAAATGATATAGCCCTTCTGGCTGATTTGATGATAGTTGCCAAGACGGGCGGTGGCGGTGACGCCGGTGTCGCTCATGTCGGCGCCTTCCGCTACGAAATTGCTCGTATTGGTCGCGGCGAGTTCCTGAACTTGCCATTCGGTGAAAATGCCATTGCTGCTTTCTTTAGCAATGGACGAAAAGATTGGCGTTTCGTCACTATCTACTTTGTAGATAATATCGGCAAGGGTTTCCTTTTCCCCTACCGCTGTCACGGTGGTATGGGTAGCCATGCTGGCCTCCTATTGATTTTGATTTAACATGTACTCGACTGCAGCATTAAAACTGCGCTCTTTGTCAAACCGGTTCCGCAATTCGCGTTGCCGCCTTGACTGGCCTTCTGCTTTCGTGGTCGGAGTGCCGGCTTTTGCGACTTTTGGCGCTTGACGCACTTTCTTTTTTGCTGCCGGTGCTTTGCTGTTGATTTGCGACAACAGCCAGCTATCACGAAGCATTTTAATTGCTCGGTGATCGGCAGCTTGTGCGATCTCGTCTTGCGAATAGCCAAGTTTTTTGGCGTATTGCATAACGGCTGCGCGCTCTTTACTGCGCACCTCATCGTTGCGCCATTCCGGTATGGCTTCAAGCATGGCAGCTTTTTCTTGCTGCATGTGTTGCGCAAAATTGTGCTGCGCCTCACGTTCACGCTCTTGGTCGATGTGCGCAAGCTGTTGCTGAATTTCAGCCTCTTGTTGCTGGCGCTGTTGGTGCAAATAAATCGCGTCGGCGTACTCTTTCGGGTCAAGCTCCTCTTTTAACCTGTTCCAATCCGGCTCTTGCCGGGTGGCTTGCAGGTTTTGCAAGGCTTGTTGGGCCAAATGCGCATATTGGTCACGGGCCTCGCGCGCCTGATACGTTTCCGCTTCAAGCTGTTTGCGTTGTGCCGCGATTTCCTGTGTGCGCTTTGTGAACGCGCTCTGCATCATGAAGCCGCTTTTCAGCGTTTCAAGGTCTACCTCGATTTCCTCACCGTCAACTTTTACGGTGTATAATTCGGGCTCCTGATCCGCATCTTCGTCTTCTTGATCGTCAGAGTCATCGTCGCCTTCCGCGTCTTCCGCTTCCGCTTCATCGTCTGCCTGATCGGCTTCTAATTCTGCTTCTGCTTCATCCGCTTCCAGCATTTCGGCAGGGTCTAATTCCTCTGCCTCTGCTGCTTCGTCAATTACACGATTTTCCGTTTCCGGGTCGTTATAAATGGAAGCGACTGCATCTGAAAAACTTAATTTATCGGTGCTGGTTTCCGGCGTGGAATTGTCAGCCATTTTTGTCATCCTTTATTTTAGTTGCTCAAGTTGTAGCTTTGCCAGCTTGCCATCCGTGACCACTTTCGTTAGGTGGCCGCGCACGGCTTCTAGTGATTGGCAAAGCATATAAATGCGCTCGCGGGCCGCCGTATCGTCAACGGAGGTTTGCCGCCATGCGCGCAAAAATTCGGCATCTAAAGTTTCAAAAGCCTCTAGCAATAGAGGGTCGCGCAACAGGACTTCAGCTTTTGCAGCCCGGTCTTGCTGTTCGCGCAGTTTGCCTTCGTTCATTAGGCAAGCAACCCACTCACCGGCACATAGCCCGTCAAGTCTTGCTTCATGGTGTCATAGTAATCAGGATTATATGCAAATGTGTCTATGAACGCCTTGTTTCCGGCGTTAAAATCATAATTTGCCGGCTGGTAGATTGACGCGGTGTCCAGTGCGGTCGGCCGGTAATATGTTTCACCCGAAACACCAAAATTCCCACCGGTGGAACCGGCGGCAGATGCGCCAGTGTCTAGCCGGCAAGCCTGCAAATCCTCATCATAAACATAACCCGTTTCGCATTGGCCAGTCAGTTCATTCACTGGCTTTGTCGGCGTGTCAGATTGAGGACCGCCTGCGTTCCAGCCTGTTTCCGGCAAGCCCTCAACAGGCATGCCAGTGTAAACCTCACCCAACCCATACGGGCCTTGTGAAAACGCGCCGACAACTTTGCCGCTGGCGTCAAGAACAGCGCGACCACCACTGTTGATCGCATCGATTATTTTGTTGTTAAAATAACCAGATGCAGCCCCGACAATTTCGCCCAACCGACCATCGCCATAATTTCGACCCTTGATTTGATCAATCGCCATTTGATTGAATTTATTTCTGACACCCTTGTCGTCAAACCAGCTGGAATAGAGTGGAACACCGCCCAAACTAAACCCTTTGCCAGATAGCGCGTTTTTATATGTGTTGACGTCAAAAAGGCGGCTTAAATCCTGACCAACGCTGCGCGATGAATAAACCGATGGCGCAAAAATATCAGCATAATCAAAATAAGACTGCGCGATCATCCGGTCTAAATCTGCTTGAAGTGCGGTGTAACGGTCGCCGCTGGCTTGCGCCAGTTGAGGCGCTGCGGCTGCTTTTGCGGCCAACTCACGATTGGCGGCGTTGATGGCGTTTCGCGCAGCCGCGCCTGCCATCAAGTCGTCAAGGTTTGGCGTGTTGACATAATCATCAGAGCTGCCGCCGCCGTCGCTATAGCTAGACTCAAAGTCTGACATCGCAGCGGCTTCAAACGACTCGTCATCATCTGAATAATAAGCAGGGACGCCATAAACAGGCACACCAGCCCCACCCAAATCTAGCAACAGACCTTTTTCGCGGTCATTTATATAGGCAAGCTCATGAGGCTGGCCTTTGATGGTGGTTTTGCGTGGGGCGGTGATTTTTCTCATGGCTACATTCTCGGCAGGTTAGTGCTGATTTCAGCGTCAGTGATTGCTTTAGCCGTGCGCAGTTCTGCTTCAAGCGCCAATTCTTCGCGGCGCATTTGCAGGCGGGCTTGCATTTCTTCCCGCTTTAAGGCCAGTTCGGCTTCTAGTTTCATTTTCTTTAATTCAAAATCTTGCTGCACTTTGATCATTTCGGGGTTCGGCTGTTGCGCC